CTGTCGAGGCAGTCCTCAATAAAATCCGCCACATGCACGCTCTTGGTTGTAAGTACGTTGTTCTGGATCACCTTAGCATCGTTGTCAGCGATCAATCTGGTGACGAGCGTAAGCAACTAGACGAGATCGCCACTAAGGCCAAGACGCTTTGTATGAACCTCAACATCGCACTTATCTGTGTAATTCACCAGAACAGACAAGGGCAGATCAGGGGTACGGCTGGTGTTGAGCAACTGGCTAACATTGTAATCAAGCTCTACAGGGATAACACAGATGTCAACGAATGGCGACGGAACGTCACGAAGGTCATGGTGGAAAAGAACAGGTTTTGTGGTAGGACTGGTCCTGCTTGCTATTTGTTCTGGAACGGCATCACAGGCCGACTCGAAGAACTTACAAAAGAACAGGCTGAAGAGTACGAGTCAGGTGGTTCGTCCGCCGACGACTACTTTGCTTCATAAAACCACCTTCAACTGTTACGTTTGTTTAGGTCACTTAAGTCACTTCACCTTCTGGCTAGGGAATTTTAACTATGGATAACCCACATCGAGAAGCAGGATGGCTCACCGCAGAAGAGGAAGCCGAAATGGTCGAGCGCATCAACGCCAACCCATATTTGCAGCCCAACCAAGAAGCAGGGGCTGCGCTGCTGGAGCGACTGCGAAATGACGACGACTTGCATTCGCGTATCGAAGCCGCCGACACAATCGAGGCGCTTGTGGAGGCGCTGAAAGAGTACGGAGACCACAAAGGCGGATGCCGCCTGAACATCCGCATGGGACTGTCGTGTCAATGCGGGTGGAACAGTACCCGCAACGCCCTCCTCGCCAAGCTCGAAACGGGAGATACGCAGCCATGACTGACACGATGCGAGAGAAGATCGCGCGGGCGAAAGTGCTTGCCGCCCTGCTCGAACGCGAGGGAACTTACAGCGGCATTTGGTTTTCGGATCAGCTAGTGGAAGCTGCCGAGCTTCTCGCACTCACCGAACCGGTGATGGAGGAGAACGAGCTGATCCGCGAAATTCTTACGCAGGACGAACTCGGTAATCCCGGCAGCTTACAGCGTAGTGAAGCGCTCGAATATGACAAAGGCTGGCGTGATGCGATGCATACAATTCGCGCCACCCTTTTCCCGAAAAGCGAGAAGCAGGATGGATAGCACGCAATTTGGCGATGATGTAGCCGCAGACATGCGGGCATATTTTGAGGCTCACAAGCGGGACAAGTGGCAGGAAGGAACCGCCGACAATCTTATGCTTGGGCTATTCAACATCGCCGCCGCCGCTCTCAGGGCACGAGATGAAGGAGGGAGGGTGTGATTGAAGCTCTAACAGACGAACAAATCAATCAGTTGATAGGAGACCATTGGAGGGAAATCAAAGGACTTCTTCGAGAAAAGAAAAGGAGACTACAAGCTGTATCTGACACCAACGGAGTCTCATTGGCTGATCGACGTGGAGACGGACGGATTACGTGACGACTGTACCCAAATCTTCGTTGTGTGTGTCGAGAACGCAGTAACTCCTGAGAAGAAGTTTTTCAGAGCCAAGGAAGAGTTCAATGAGTGGCAAACCAAAGATAAGGTTTTCGTCGGTCATAATTCCGTTGCCTTCGATATTCCTGTTCTTAATAAGTTTTGGAATGCTCGCATCGGTATCTCCCGTGTGGTCGATACCTTTGTTCTCAGCATGCTTTACAGCCCTAGTTTGGCGGGCGGACACAGCCTTGAAGCTTGGGGGCAAAGACTAAAGTTTCCTAAGACGGAACACAAGGACTTCACTGAGTACAGTGAGGAAATGAGGAAGTACTGTGAAAACGATACAGCAGTTACCAAACGGCTTTACAATCGTCTTGCAAAACGAATGCTTCATATTGGTTTCACCGAACGGGGGGCCATGTTGGAGACTGTTGCGTGGCATATCATACAGAATAAACAGAGACGACACGGCTTTCCGTTTGACGCCGAGCGAGGACACAAGCTGTATGTGGAACTACGAGCCCGTGAAGAGGAGCTAAAGAATGAAATCTACAAACACTGGCCACCTGTCCTTGGAGTTGTTGGGGAATTCAAGAAGGCTTTTAAAGCAGATGGAAGCCACAGTGCTGGATTCCTTAGACACGCAGAACAATATCCGAAACTCGAAATCTCCGAAGATGGCTCTTATAGAGCGTATGATTGGATTGAGTTCAACCTTGGAAGCCCAAAGCAAAGAGTTGAAAAACTTTTGGAGGCCGGGTGGACTCCTGTACAATTCACTAAGAAAACAGACAAAGGAGGTGGCGGAAACCCAAAGGTAGACGAAGACTCACTTAACAAGTTTGCGGAAACTTCAGGAAACGAAGCCGGAAAACTTCTAGCTAAGTGGGTTGTGGTTAACTCCCGAGCCAACATGATTAACACTTGGCTCAATTCGTACAATGAAAGGACAGGATGCATTCATGGGAATCTCTGGCTTGCTTCAACTTTACGTTACAGACATGATAATCCTAATAGCGCTAATATTCCTGCTGTCCGTAGTGATAAATCTAACGGAATACTCAGAGGTGAAGCGGGTTCTTGGACGTATGAGGCTCGTGATCTTTGGACTTGTGGGGATACACACAAGTATTCTCTCGTTGGTGTTGATGCTAAAGGAATTCAGCTCCGGATTCTAGCCAATTACTTAAACGACGAAGAATTCACAAAGGCTATTCTAAGTGAAGACCCACACACAGCCAACCAACAACGACTTGGGCTCTCTTCTAGGGCTCTTACAAAGACAATTGTTTACGCTACCCTCATGGGAGCGGGAGACAGTAGAATTGCTAGTGAAGCAAATGTGCCGATTAAAGAGGCTAGACTTGCTAAACAGAAATTCTTCGAACAAGTTCCGGGCTTGCCGAAACTTATTAAACGATTGCAGAATGAACTTCATCGCACTGGACGAATTACTCTCTGCGATGGAAGCCGAGTCCTAGTTAGTTCAGATCACATGGTAATTCCGTACTTACTCCAAGGAGATGAGTCACGGATAATGAAACAAGCAGGAATATATCTCGATGAAGAAATCAGACGACGCAAAATTGAAGCGTACAAAGTTGGCGACATTCACGATGAGTGGCAATTCGTCGTGCGACATGAGAGTGTGGAAGAATTTATTGAGTTGGCTCTTGTTGTATTCCCCCGCACCGGGGCAAGTTTTGAATATAACGTGCCAATTGAGGGAGACGCAAAAATCGGAAAGACATGGGCCGAAACCCATTGATAGGTTTAAGGAAGTTCGTGACTATGTTGGTTGGGGAAAATAGTTCTTGACAAATGCGTTAAAGTTTGTTATAATACTACTATAGAAGAAGGAGATTACTGACATTACTAATAAAGCTGTTGAATTTACTATTCGTGGTACTGTTGACTGGTGTAAGCTTCTTGGTCCTGCCCGTGCCTACACGGGTGATCCAAGGTTTGACAAAGGACCTAGTTGGTCGGTTGAAATCAACCCTGACAAGAAGTCTCGTGATCTACTCAAGAAGTACGGTCTTCAAGAGAAACTCAAGAAGGACAAGCTTGAGAAGCGAGATGGCACACCCACCAAGAACCCTCGTCCGTACGACTTCGTTCGTCTGACTATCCTAGAGGAACGAGCAGACGGAGAAAAGAACAAGCCACCTCAGATTTTCGATACGTATGGTACGCCTTGGAACAAGGAAGTAGAACTTGGTAACGGAACTGTGGCAGACATTATTGTTCGTTATGTTGACTACGGGACCACCAAGGGCCTGTACTTCAAGAAAATGCGAGTGCTCAAGCTTGTTCCGTTTGAAGGAGGAGGGGCAGACTTCGAGCCCTTGTCCGAAGATGATGAGTTCTTCGCTGCCTCGGAAGACGATGTTGCCAAGCTGCCCGCTGGAATGGAACCAGAACTAGAGGATGATTTGAATGACGACATTCCTGAGTAAGATTACTCGTTACTTCAAGGAAAACCTTGGAGTTGATTACACTGACTACTACACGGTCCAGAAGGACCCCAAGACAGGAAAGTATGCTATTTATGACCGGGACGGTTTTGTTGTTCGCTCTTACACTCGGCGCACTGACGCTGTTCGTGGTGCGGAGCGGAATGGTTTCACTCTCGTTTAATCGAGGTAAGTACGAGAGTATCGTAGGTCACTTCAGCAAGGCTGTGACCAGGCTTGAGAAGCTCGCCGAAAAGGAAGAGGAGAAGGCAGCTCAGTACTTGCGGTTTTACAGCTCCTCGAAAGAAGTAGCAACCAAGGCTAGCACAACCGCTGCTAACATTGGCAAGCTGCTTGGATAATTTAGAACAACGTTCTCCCGAATGGTATGCGGCTCGCTGTGGAAAGGTCACGGCGAGTCGTATCGGGGACATTCTAAAGACAATCAGAAACGGCAACTACGCAGCCAGCCGTAGAAACTACGCGGCGCAGCTTGTAACCGAACGTCTGACTGGTAAGGTAACTGAAAACTCCTACACCAACGAATACATGGAGTGGGGAAAAGAACAGGAGCCGGTAGCCAGAGACAAGTACGTTGAGCTGTACGGGCCGGTGACTGAAGTAGGTTTTGTTTTTCATCCCACCATTCCAATGTCAGGTGCGAGTCCTGATGGTTTGGTGGGGGACGACGGACTGCTTGAAATCAAGTGTCTCATCAAGGCTAACCACATTGACATTCTTCTAACGGAAGACCTTGAGAAGTACAAGTACCAAATGCTCTGGCAAATGGCTTGTACAGGACGTAAGTGGTGCGACTTCGTTAGTTACAACCCTGAGTTGCCAGAACACATGCAGTTGTTTGTCAAGCGTCTTGAATACGACGAACACGAGATTTCACGAATTGAGTTGGAAGTACAGAACTTCTTGAGTGAAGTTGACACCACCACCAAAGAGTTAATGGAGAAGTTTCCTGCCTAGGCGTAACAAGAATGCAGCGGAACGAAGTTTCATTAACTTCCGCAGTAAGTTTGAAGAAACGATTTGGGATGCGGCGGGACGAAGCGCCAAACTTTC